CTCACACCCATTATTCAAAGCATCATACATTAGATCAACAGTATTATAATGAGGAAATATAGGATGCTTACAGGTGTATTCAGGTACAACAAACATTAGAAGTGATCCTCTAATCCTTCTTGAGGTGTAGGTTTCCAGTCCTTACCATAGTATCTCTCTAGTATATTATGATGTGGTGCATCTGTACCTACCTCTATTTTCTTAGGTGGCTCAGGTGGAAACAATTCAATCTGTATACCATCTGGTTCCCAGAACCATTCCTCTGGTTCTTCTCCTTTCATATGAGTAAACCCATAGAAGGAACCATCCTCTCTCACATATAGCATGTGATGGTCATGAGGATTGAGGAGCAACATCTGACGTATTTTATCTGTAGGTTTGTAACCTATCTCCTCTTTAGTAAATTTATTCGACATGAATTACACCCTTCATACCAGCACCAGCATGAGGAGCACAAAAGAAATCATAATCTCCAGCATCAGCAAAAACAATTTCTTGTGTTTCACCTGGACTAAACATTAATGACTCACGTGATAGATCTGGTCTATTGTCTACCATAATATTGTGAGGGGGTAATGAGTTATTAACAAAGGTAACTGTATCACCAGCAGAGATACTAACCTCGCTTGGTTCAAATACTAGATTACCATCATAACCCATTTGTATCTCAGTAGCATATGCAGATTGTGCTAGTGAGAATGATAGAAAGAGTGAGGTGAGCATGATAGTTAATCTGCTCATCCACCACATTATTTCGTGTTTCATAATTCCTCCTTAGTGGCATAATCAATAAAATGAGGATGCTCCTTTAAATGGGAGACATCCTCTTTTGTGTTCTGTATAGCTTGATATACGTCTTCTGCATATTCGCAGATCTCGTACTTATTTTGTTGCAGGTCGTGATAACCAACAGTATAGTGGGACATGATTCTTTCAACTCCACGTTACGTTAGTTATTTATTATACCATATAAGTATAACTTACTACTACTTTGTTGCTTTCAACACCGAATTAGATGCCTTACGACAAAGAGTTTCCTCATGCCGTCTGTCTAATTCCTTTATTTGCTCTGGTGTTAATTTTTTATTTGTTGTAGTGGTATGCTGGTTTGTTAGTTTTCTTTGGTAGTTTCCCACTTCTTACTTTAGTACCTGAAGTTTCACCATAACTATCTGGGTGCTTCCCTGCCTTGGATTTGCCTAGCGTTTCAGATTTCTTCTTACTCTTATCGGTGTAATGTAACTTTGCGGGTTTATTTTTGTCTTTGGTAATTACAGATTCTTGATCATGTTTTCTACCGAGGCGACGACTTAGTTTGCCGAACTTCCTCTTGCTCATATTATCTGGTTTTGTAGTTTGATATGATACTTCACGTCCTGTACTACCATCGTCGTATTTGTATTCTCCGACACCTTTCTTATATCCGATGCCTTTCTTTTTTAAATCTTTTTCTAAACCCTTTCGTTTCTTTTTATTTGATTTTTCATCTCCACCCCTATCTGCACTAATATGACCAGTCACTTTTGTTTTTGACTTGGTTAACATCCTAGTGGTAGGATTTCCTTCTACTATGTTGATGAAATCTTTATAATACATAACCTTGAGTTGTTCTTTCTGAGCTAACTTGTTTGCCGTTGCATACATGACTTCTGTATCACGTTTCCCATATAGTTTTCTGAAGCGTTTCGCTGATTGACGCTTCATCCCTTTAACTATACGTTCTGCTTCTTGATTAACGGCTGGCATGATTAGCCACCTACTACTTGGATTTCCTCTAGTACACAGTTGCTAGTAACAGCAGCGACTTTAACGCAACGTTTAACAACAGCTTGAGGTCCAGATTGAGCGTAGGTATAATCTGCGGATGCACTCGATGAATCTATATCTGTAGTAATTTGATTATAAGTACTGACTGCAGTTATCTTCTTACCAGCAGTGCCAGCAGAAAGAAAATTACTGTCAATAGCAGGTGAAGTACTGTCGTCTTCAACGGCAATAAAATCCCCTACACTAAACGGATGACTAGGTGATGTCTCATGCAAATGTCTTCCTAAAACATAATCTGCAGTTGCATCATCAACAGCCTTCATTACTTTAGCTGAACCAGGCTTTCCACCCTTAACCAAAATTGCTTGGTCTTGGATTAGAGTTATAGCAGGACCATCATTGAATGCGATAGTTCCATCACCACCTGTTGCAACTACACGGTAATACCCAGTCTTTACAACTTGATATTCTGGTGTACCAGCAGTTAAAGCGTTAGTGCTTAATACATTAATTACTGTCATTGTCTTGTTTTGTAGATTCTGATTTATTTATGTTTTTCAACATCTTCTGTAGGTCAGATGTTGATCCAACAAACATAGCATTGGTAGTATTGTTGGTAACTCTCTTGTCTTCTGCATCCAAATCTTTCATCTTACGTTGTAGATCAATTAACTTATCTGTTACATCTCCAACGTTTTTAATCATTAAAGCAGCGACTTCATAAGCACGTGGATGATCGGATGCTCTTGCAACATCCATAATGCCATCAACTGCTTCTTGTCCTTTCATTACTAAGCTGTGTAGATTAGCACGAGAAGTTTCGTAATCACTAATCACATCCTCCTGTTCAGTTTTCTTTAAAGAAGGTTTCACCTTTTCGACATGCTTCTGTAATTCAGAAGGTTCACTGCCAAATGCTTTATCTAGTCCTTCAAATGGGTTCATGTTATTGTCTCGTCAGCACCACTCACAGGGTTATACTTCTTATTATCAACAAAGTCTGAGTAGATTTCATTGAATCCAAAGTCATCATCACTATCTAGTAATGCATTATCAGCAGCATCTATCTTAAGTACATTTGCTGCACTAGCATGTGCTGTAGCAGTAGTATCATTATGTGCACGTATTACAGTAACATCATTTCCATTAACAGCAGTAACTCTCATTACCTCATTACCAACTTGGATATTATCCCACTGTGCAATGCCTGAAGCAGAGGCAACTGATAGTCTCTGATCATCAGAATCAACAGGTGATGACAAGGTAGTAATTGCAACTCCATCTTGATCTGTTAGTGCCGTAGGAGTAGCAGTATAACGTACCTGTCTTGGTGCTTTGGTTGTATCCTTGGAGGTATACATATCGACCTGTGCCTTCTTGATGAGCTTGGACTCTGTAATTGGTCCGTATAGGTAGGTCTTTGCTATAAATCTAAACGTGTATATAATTGCTCTACGTGCTGTAAAGTCTCCCTCATAATCATCCTCATACTGAAGGTCTTGAAGAACTACAGGAACGTCTTTTGTTTCACCTATAGAAGGTGCTAGTTTAACTGCAAGATTATAATGAGGTTGGAAGAATGGTAATATCTGTTCTACAATCTGTAAACCATCATCTTGGTTTTTTGCTATGATTGCCATTTCAAAATCTATATTATAAGGTACAGGCATAAAAGCATTCTTACTTTGAGTATTACTACTCTTAAACTGTATCTTTTGTGTTGGTGAAACTTTCCTACTAGGATCGTATTGTATTCCAGCAATTTCAAATGATAATCTGGGAAGAGTTATTTGAACTCTTTTGTTTGTTGGATCAGGGTTTTGATCCAAACGTGCTAAAAATTTTTGCTTTGGACCATAAGCCAAAGGAACTTTCATCACCTCATCTTGTCTTCTCAATTCAATATTATTGAATAGAGTACCAAAGGCAACAATAGTTTTACGAAATATTTCGTGGTATGAATAGGTTCCTAACATCAGATTGAGAGATCGGTTGAACTACCAACACTTCCAAATGGGTTGGTTTCAGTAAAGTCGATAATATCATTATCAGCAGTCTCGAACTCGTAGTTCTGATCAACACTGCTAGTAGTGTTCTTATTATCCATAGTATTATATGTAGCAGTTGTCCAAGAAGCACTTGAAGTTCCACCTGTCAAAGTCTCTGGTATAGTGAATGTACCAGAGCGATTAATAACAATAAGTGTTCTGGTACCAGAATCCCAAGACTTAACTTCAGCAGTAACATTAGATGTACCACCAGTTACAGTTTCACCTACTGTAAAGTCTCCACTTCCACCAGCAACGAGACCGACTGTAATAGCATTTGCAAAGGCAGTCTCAATAGCATCAAGTTCAGCAAGACCAGTATCAATCTCCTCATCACTGTACTCGAAGAGTTCACATTGACATTCCCAAACGTATCCTTTTCCTAACTGATAGAAAGGACGTTCTACTTCTACAAACTGTATTTCAAATAAATGCTTTGTTAATGGGAACCAAATTAAATCCCCTTCGTTGGGTCTTCCTTCGACATTGAGTACAGTGCTGTCATCAACCTTTTCTTTAAATTTTTCACGGGAGAATATAAACGTTGTCTTATCCTCGATGCGGATTCCAAACTTC